TCAACTCCGACTTTCTGATAGTGCCGTTCAAGCATTTTCGGATAATTCAACAGTTAGCCAACTCAATTTGCAGGGGGCTGGTGGGAATGTCGGAATTGGCGTTGGGCAAGCTACTAGGGTTGGGATAACCGTCAACCCAAACGACACAGAAGCAAAATTAGACCTTGGATCGGGAGAAAACAGTGGGAATACCCGAAAGCTCTTAATAACCAATGTAGGGAATTCCCGTTTTGGCCTCGGCGCGGCCTCGAATGAAGGCAGAATCTTCTACGCTGACGACCAAGATATTCGGTTTAAGACCCTAACCCGTGACGGAAATTTCACCGTTTCAGAAAAAGCGGTCATGGACCGCAATGGTCGGCTAGGTATTGGGGATAGTGTAAATACCGCCGCGACAAAACTGAATATAAAAAATGACGGCGATCAGCTTTATTTGCAACAGGGTAATGCAGACAACGGCTGGATTATGGAATGTCTGAACGCTGACGGGTATCTTGGTTTTCAACGCCGGGAGGGATCACCGGCCAACTACACGCGCATGTCCATTACAACAGCGGGTGAAGTGTTGATTGGCACAACATCCGATTCAGGTGCTTATTTGTTACAAGTCAATAGTCAAATCTACGCGACAAACGCCACGATTGCGACTTCGGATCGAAAATTTAAAGATAACATCAAACCCCTTGTAGGGGCTTTTGAAACCGTCAAACGATTGCGGCCATCAACTTTCACATTTAAGCCAAATCAAGACAAAAATTTCAGCGAGGAAGTTCAGGTAGGATTTATTGCACAAGAAATCCAAGAGGATTTGAACGATACTGAATACAAAGAATCAGTAGTTCAAAAATGCGGGGATCATTTGGGCCTCGCTTATGAAAAGTTGATCCCTGTGTTAACTGCCGCATTACAAGAAGCTATCACCAAAATTGAAACCCTAGAGGGCAAGATTGCCCAGTTGGAAGGTAATTAATATGACCGAATTTGCGATGAACGTCGAACAAATAGAAGCCCAGAAAGTGGATACCGAAAACGACTTGGTAGACATAGCGCGGGTCGTCCACTGGCGATACGTGGCGGTTGATGCTGAAAAGAATGAAAGCAGCAATGCCTACGGGTCCGTGGCATTGGGTGACGCCGATCCAGAAAAGTTTGTTGATTTTGACAAGCTCAAAAAAGGCGATGTTGAGAAATGGGTTTGGGCTGTTTTGGAGGAACGCGAAGACGCCACCAAAGAACAAATGCAAGAAATGTTACAAGCCCAAATCGATAAACAGGCCAACCCCCCAACTGAAAACAAGCTCCCCGCTGGTTGGTCGTAAATGTTTAAAACCCTTGCTTTTCTGGCCGTCCTTTTGGGCGGTTTTTTTTCGCCTGCATTTGGCCAACAACCGGTCCCATGCGCGCCAGGAAATCCAGAAACGGCCATAAAAAAAGAATACGGAGAAAAAAAGATTGCCTCCGGTATTAACGCACGCGGCACAAAAATCATCTTTTTTGGAAACCACAAAACAAAAACATTTTCCCTTGTTCTCTATTTTGAAAAACAGGGAATGTTTTGCCTGGTTGAATCGGGGAATAATTTTATTTTAGAAAAGAAAGGAAAAATGATCCGTTATGTTTTTTGATACATGCAAGAGCGTTTGGAAACGAGGGGGCAAACCGGCAATTAATATTGGCGTTGGGGTGGCGTTGTTGGATTTTTTCGCACCAGCGGCCAATTTTATCAATGACGCTATTTTGACCGGTTTGTATTCTTCAGCAGCGGTTTTGGTTATTGCCTACATCCGACCGACTCTGTTGAATTTGTGCAGATGTAAATGATTCCGAGATGTCAAAAAAACCCACTCCAACAGAACTATCATTGGCTGCCCTTGAAAAATCAGGGGAAGCACTGGACCAGGCAAAATCAGCGAATGAATCCGCGCGCAAGGCGTCGCAAGCGATAGCGGAACATACGAAAGATTGCAGCTACAGATGGCAGCAGGCCCACATGGAACTGCATGAATTGAATTTGCGGTGTGCTGAGTTAGGAAAACGTTGGGAACGCGTGGGGTGGCTTCTGGCAACTTGTACGGTTACGGCTTTAATTGCGGCTTTTTGGCGTGCTTTACTATAGCCGACCAACGCCATACAGATGGGGCAACGGCAGAGGCAATTTTAGTGGAATGGCTGACGCGCCGTGGTTGGTATGTTTTCCTTCCTTTCCGTGGCAATTGTCCAGTTGATGTTGTTGCAATCAACGAACGTGGAGAAATGATGCTATTGGATTCTAAAAAGGATGTCCGGCGGCGCGGGGGTCCACAATCTGAAATGAGAATTTCCAGGGGAAGGACTGAAACTCAAAAACGCCTGGGGGTCCGGTTGGCTTATGTAAACGTGGCCACGCGTGAAGTTTTAATTTCTGAACATAAAGACTGAAAAATGCCAAAAAAATTTGATGCAGACGGGGATGGAGTCATTTCCGAATCTGAAATGAACATGGCCACCGCAATGGAAGGTCATGCAAAAGCGGAAGCCCAACGTCGTATGGCTTATGTTTCCCTTGCTGCCATGATGCTTTTTACGGTGATTGTTCTTTGTCTCCCTCCCGATCGCGTGAAGGCCATTTCTGAGCTTTCCGCAATGTTTTATATTTCAACGGCGGGAATTGTCGGGGCTTATTTTGGCATGACCGCGTGGATGGTGAAAAAATAAATGGAATATTTAATTTCAACTTTCGGGGCAAAGTTTTGTTGTATTTTTGCCAGCACTTGCGGCGGTTTTACCAATGTTTTGGTGAAGAAAAAGTGGAATTGGTCAGCCCTAAAAGACATTCTTTTGGCGGTCATTGTTGGTTTTATATCTGCAGAATTTCTAATTCCTGCTGCCATGTCTTATTGGAAGTTTGGACCGGAAGTGGCCATTGGTTTGGCTTTTTTGTTAGGTTATGCCGGAATCCGTTTACTCCCAAAAATTGAAGAAATCGTCACTGCTAAGTTGTCAAAATGAACAAAAAGGATTCCGGATTAAGGGGGAAAAAATCATGATTCAAGCGTTGCTGCCCTCAATACTCCCTGCACTTACAAATATTGTGAGTCGGTTTTTACCTGAAGACAAAGAAGCCAGGGCAAAAGCGGAACGAGAAATTGAAAATCAATTAGCCAATCATTTAGCAAAAATTGATATTGCTCAACTAGAGATAAATAAAACTGAAGCTGCCCACCGGTCTATTTTTGTTGCGGGTTGGCGTCCGTTCATTGGTTGGTCTTGCGGAATTTCACTTTGCTGGACTTATGTTTGTGTTCCTATTTTACAGTTTATTTTAGTGCAAACAGGGAATGTTATTGAGTTGCCGTCTTTGGATATGAGTCAGATGATGCCTGTCCTGATGGGTATGTTGGGGTTAGGTGGTTTGAGGACGTTTGAGAAATTTAAAGGCGTTAGCAAATGACCGACCTGGAGACATTAAAAACCGAAGTGGCCAAGATATTGGAACATGAGGAGGGATTCCGTTCCCACGTTTACGAAGACACTTTGGGATTCGCCACGATCGGAATCGGGCGTTGTATTCATGGAGGTGTCGGCGTGGGGTTGTCTTATTCGGAGGCCGTTTATTTGTTAAAAAATGACGTTTTTCGATGTGTTACGGAATTGGAAAATGCGTTTTCCTGGTTCAAAAACACCGACCATGAGCGGCAAAAAATTCTGGTGTGTCTTGTCTTTCAATTAGGATTGCCAAAATTGAAGAGATTCAAATTGATGTTGGAAGCCTTTGAATCCCAAAACTATGAAAGTGCTGCCCTTGAATTACTGGATTCGCGATTTGCACGCGAACAAGTGCCAGCGCGCGCCAAAAGAATTGCTGATGCAATCCGCACTGGTACGGCGTAGACGTAGGAAAAAAGGGAAAGAACACCCGCCAACCAGGGCTGTTCCGAAACAGCCTTGTGTTGCTTGCGGGGAAGCCTTAGTTGAGAATTTCTGGACCGTTTTGGGTAACGGTGCAATTATCCATTACGGTGGACCCTGGTCAATAAAATGCTATCAAAAAATGAATCAGCCACAGTGACAGTTTGTCAGTCAAAAAAGTGCTATAGGGTCACATAGGACAATGCAACTGACAAACTTTTGGCTAAGCCCTTGTTAACTATAAATTCGCGTTGTCCCGTCGCTCCTGGCACTTCTATTTAAAAATAGTTTCCAAACATTGATTC